CTTGGGGGCAAGTGGTGCTACTACTTCTTTCTTTGGGACAGGTGTCCCAAACGTCGCCTGTTTAAGTACGGCTACTTGGCTAGGGTTTAGCATTCGTCTTTCTCCTTCATAAAGAATAGTGCTACGAGAGTGCCTGTGCTACATATCAACAGGGCTAGATGCAACCAACCCCCATCGTTACAGACGTGATACAACGCAAAGCAAAAGCCCATCGTAAATACAATGGCGAACATCAAGGCTTCGTGGTATTTCATTGCGCTTCCTTTCATTGGTTAAGAAATGCATTGGCTAGGTTGAAACCTAACTTAGCAATCAACGGGGTGATTACTTCGGGTGCATCGGAATACTTAACGTCCTCAACGTATTCCAAAGCAATTATTGTGTGTGCTAGTTCCTCAAGCGTTAGGCACACATATGATTTGGGTTTAGGTAGGTAAACCCGTTTAGTAGGCTTTGCTGATTGCATGGTATTTCCTTTCAATATGACTGCTGGTCATCATCAGCACACGCAAAACGTGTGGACAGGCTCTCACCTGTTTCGACCTGTGGTTGGATTAGACAGAAAAGCGAACAGCGTTGAAGCCTCGCTCTCTGTCCTGTTGTACAACGTGTTGTCAAATTACTTGGCAAATGCAATCGCAACAGCCTTAAGCACTTGGGCTTTCGTCATGCCCCATGCCTTGATTGCTTTAGCCTTCTTTTCCACAGCGTCTTGCTGTGAACTAGTGTCACCACCACGATTGCTACCCTTGATGTTGTGGTATGGTCTAACCCTGCGTTGCCACATCTTCTTAGCACCATCGTGTATGTTGTCGCTACTAGCCACGTCTGTTTTGTAGAACCGATACATTCCGTTGTCGGCTACATCAACAAAGCATTTGTATTTGTCGCACAACACGTCGGCTAAATCGGCTACGACATCGTTTGGTAGATACTTCCTCTTGCCCAACGCATTGGCAAGGGCTTGTTCCCAGTCACGTTCGCTGGTAATGATTGATGCAAAGGCTTTATTTAATGCGGACATATGTCCTCCTAAAGATTGTTTGGGACAGGTGTCCCAAAGAAAAAGCCCGCAATCTGTGCGGGCTGTGTCAGAACAAACAAAGGCGTGCTACCTGCCTCATTTGTTACAACAATTTTACCATGCCGTGGTGTTTTGGCTAGGTCTATCACCCCACGGGGTGGGTATCCACCTGTGTGTCCGAGCAACTAGCCGTATGACAAGAACACTATTCCTCAGCCACAAAACTAAAAAATGTCAAATTTTGTAAAAAAATAAGGGACTCATGTCAAACTTTATACATTTCCACCCAAAAAAAGTCCCCGGGGTTGCCGGGGACAATCAATCTAAATCAAGGAACACACCAACCAAACGAAGGAGAAAAGCCAGTGTTGAAATTATTATACAACAAAACTAAAAAATGCATGATACAATAAAATCCAATCGTGCCCCCCACGCTACCAAGGAGGACTTGAATTTGTTTTTGGAACACCTAGTAAATCAGAATGCCGCAGATTTTGTACCAGAACTTGTTTCCGGTGAGGGCTTTGTTTCTTTAGATAACCTAAACGCTGCTCAAACCCTCAACGCCCAGATAAAGACAAGTGATTGGTTAAAGGGGCTATCCGAAGATGACGACGGTATACTAGATGATGCTCAGGAAAAAAGTGCTACCGACGCATTTAACGCTTTAGTCACAAACAGCCCCGACGCAAAAAACAAAGTACTAGCCCTAGAAGTGCCGGAAGAGATTCGGTCTATTGTGGGAATGGTGACGGCTTATCAGTGGAAGTTTGTTGAGCAAGCGCAAGAATTGCGGAGCATGGCGGTTACTAAAATAGTTAAAGATACGGACCACCCAGACGCACGGATTCGGCTAAAAGCCTTGGAGATGCTGGGTAAAGTTACTGAGGTAGCACTGTTTACCGAACGTGTATCAGTTAAAAACGAAGAAATATCAGACGAAGAGCTAGAAAAACGCATTAAGGAAAAGCTTGGGCGCTACATGGGTAAGGCAGACGTAGTGGATGTTACGGCGAGCGAAGTAGATGATTGATATTCTGTCTCCTCAAGAAGCGATGGCTGCTCAACGGGCGATGGCCCACATGACGAAATTTGAGAAGCTAGCGTTTTTAGAAAATTTAGAGCAGAAAGAAAACAGGGCACAGCTTAAAAAAGCTAAAAACGACCCGATTGAGTTTGCTAAACGGATATACCCCGGGTTCAAAGTGGGACCCCACCATAGGAAACTAGCTAAAATATTTCAAGACGTAGTTGACGGGAACAAAAAACGGGTGATTATTAATATTGCGCCTCGTATGGGTAAGTCTGAGTTCAGCTCTTATTTGTTTCCTGCTTATTTTCTAGGTAATTACCCTGAGAAAAAGATTATTATGGGCACCCACACTGCGGGGCTATCAGAAGATTTCGGTCGGCGAGTACGGAATCTGATTGAAAGCGAGGAATACAATGAGTTATTTCCAGACACTGTGGTTGCGGATGACCAAAAAGCAGCGGGTAAGTGGTCGACCGGCGCTGGTGGACAGTATTATGCTGCTGGTGTTGGCGGTGCTCTTGCAGGTAGGGGTGCTGATTTGTTTGTTATTGATGACCCACATTCTGAGCAAGATGTAAAGTCTAATTCACGTCTAGCGTTTGATACAGCTTGGTCTTGGTTTCAGACCGGACCACTACAACGGCTTATGCCGGGTGGGGCGATTATCGTGATAATGACCAGATGGTCGTTGCTAGACTTGACAGGGCGCTTACTGGACTACCAGATTAAGAATCCGAACACAATTCCGTGGGAGTTGGTTGAGTTACCAGCCATATTGCACGAAGATACGGATAAAGAGAAGTCGCTTTGGCCTGAGCAGTGGCCCCTTGAGGCGCTAAAGAACACTAAAGCCAGTATTGACCCAAGATATTGGAACGCTCAGTACATGCAGAACCCCACATCCGACATGTCGGCGGTTATTGGGCGTAAAGATTGGAAAATATGGGAGCAAGACGACCCACCACACGTGGAATACGTCATCCAGTCTTGGGATACGGCGTTTGAAACTAATAATACGGCCGACTACTCCGCATGTACTACATGGGGGGTTTGGTATAACAACGAGGACAAGGGTAGTCCAAACTTAATACTGCTAGATGCGTTTAAAGACAGGATGACGTTCCCAGAATTAAAGGCTACAGCGCTAAAACACTATAAAGAGTGGAACCCCGATGCGTTTATAGTTGAGAAAAAAGCGGCGGGGGCACCACTAATTCAAGAGTTACGACGAATAGGCATTCCTGTACAAGAATTCTCCCCAAGCCGAGGTAACGACAAAATGGTCAGGCTTAACGCTGTAGCAGATTTATTTACCAGCGGTAAAGTATGGGCGCCAGATACAAGGTGGGCTAGAGAAGTGGTTGAAGAAGTGGCTAGTTTTCCTGTAGGCGAGAACGACGACTATGTGGATACGGTGTCCCAAGCACTATTGCGGTATAGACAAGGTGGGTTTATCAGCCTTGACTCAGATGAAAAAGACGACGACCTCTTGTACAAGTACCGCCGCAAAGCGGCATACTACTAAGGTATATATGACTACGCAAAAATATATGGGCAAAGGTGTTATGTTAGAAAGATTAACAGAACAGATGCGTACTCAGAAAAATCCACCTAGTGACCCGGAAGCAGCGGCACGAGCAGTGTTAATATCAAGGGGTCATATGAAAGAAGACGGCTCATTTACAGAAGGCGGTGCGGTGCGCAATAATATGACTGCTGAAGAACGAGCTAAAGATAGAGCGGCTAAACGTACGGGTAAACCGGCTAATGCGTTTAATTACAACCCAAAAACAAACATGGTTTTAAGGAAAAGATAATGAGCATAGAAAAAAGTTTATACGAAGCCCCGCAAGGGTTAAGCGCTTTAGCCGAAGAAGAACCGGATATTGAGATTGAAATTGAAGACCCTGAGTCGGTAAATATTAAGATGGGGGACGTTGAGATAGAAATTGACCCCGACGCAGAAGACGAAGAGGACTTTAACCAGAACCTAGTTGAGGTAATGGAAGATGCTGACTTACAGCAACTTGCAGGCGATTTGACAGAAGACATTGATAACGACCTTGCATCCCGTAAAGACTGGGAAAAAATGTACAAGGACGGTATTACACTTCTTGGGCTAAAGTTTGAGGAACGTACGGAACCTTGGAACGGGGCATGCGGAGTGTTCCACCCTATGATTACCGAAGCTGTTGTGCGGTTTCAGTCCGACACCATCATGGAGACGTTTCCAGCAAAAGGACCCGCAAAAACACAGATTATCGGGAAAGAGACTCCTGAAAAGAAAGAAGCCGCTGTTCGTGTTGAAGATGATATGAACTACCAGCTTACTGAAAAGATGCCTGAGTACAGGCTTGAGCATGAGAAGATGTTGTGGAACTTGCCAAGTGCTGGCTCTGCCTTTAAAAAGATTTACTTTGACCCAAGCTTAAATAGACAAGTAGCCATATTTATACCCGCAGAAGACGTAATTTTGCCGTATGGGGCTAGTGATATTGAGACGTGTTCACGAATTACGCACAGAATGCGTAAGAATAAGAACGAGCTACTTAAGTTAATGAACGCTGGGTTCTATGCAGAAACCGACTTAGAAGATGAGCCAGATACATTTTTAAACGAAATTCAGCAGAAAAAAGACAAAGAAACGGGTTTTTCAGCTTCTTTTGACGACCGCTATGAGTTATATGAAATTCATGCCGATTTAGATTTGCCGGGGTTTGAAGATAAAGATGACGACGGAGAGCCAACAGGTATTGCGTTACCGTATGTAGTAACAATGCTACGGGGTACCGAAGAAATTATGGCTATTCGCCGTAACTGGAACGAAGACGATGAGCTAAAACTTAAAAGACAGCATTTTGTCCATTATCAGTACATCCCCGGCTACGGTGCGTATGGCTTTGGACTGTTCCATTTAATAGGCGGTTACGCTAAGAGTGCTACCAGTATTATGCGTCAGTTGGTAGACGCCGGAACCTTATCAAACCTACCCGGCGGGCTTAAAGCTAGGGGCTTACGAATTAAGGGCGATGATACGCCAATAGCTCCGGGAGAGTTCCGTGATGTGGACTTAGGTTCCGGAAATATAAGAGATAACATATTACCTTTACCTTATAAAGAACCGTCAGTGGTTTTATCTGGGTTAATGGATAAGATTGTTGAAGAGGGACGCAGATTTGCCGCTACTTCAGATATGAAGGTTGCGGACATGTCAAATCAAGCGCCAGTGGGTACTACTCTGGCCATTTTGGAGCGAACCCTTAAGGTAATGTCCGCTGTTCAGGCCCGTACGCACTACACAATGAAGCAAGAATTGCAGTTACTAGCTGCAATTATTAGGGATTACACAGACCCAGACTATACGTACGAGCCGGAAGAAGGTCGGGCAAGTGCTAAGAAGTCTGACTACAGCATGGTTGAAGTTATTCCTGTTAGTGACCCTAATGCTGCTACGCTCTCACAAAGAGTTGTACAGTACCAAGCGGTTATTCAGCTGGCACAGATGGCACCACAGATTTATAACCTGCCAGTGTTACATAGACAGATGCTAGACGTCCTTGGTATTAAGCATGCAGATAAGCTTGTGCCGCTAGAAGAAGATCAGAAACCAACAGACCCAGTAACAGAGAACATGAATGCGCTTAAGGGTAAACCCTTAAAGGCGTTTATTTATCAAGACCATGAATCACACATTAAGGTCCACCAGTCTGCTATGACGGACCCGATCGTACAGCAACTCATTGGGCAGAATCCGCAAGCACCTGTGATTATGGCGGCTATGCAGTCGCACATAGCCGAACACGTTGGGTATGCCTACAGACAGAAGATTGAGATGGCTCTTGGTGTTGCGTTGCCGAACCCAGAAGATGAAATGCCGGAAGACATGGAGAAAGAAATCAGTCGACTTATGGCTGAAGCAGCTCCGCAAGTCCTTGCGCAGAGTAAAGCAATGGTTGCGCAACAGCAAGCACAGCAGAACGCACAAGACCCGATACTACAGTTGCAGATGCAAGAGTTGCAGATTAAGCAAAAAGAAGTTGCACTAAAAGAGAAGAAATTAATGGCAGACGCAGCGGCTAAAGCTGACGAGCTTGAGATTCAGAAACAGAAAATTGAGTCAACCGAAAAAATAGCGGGTATGAATGCAACGCTAAAAGATTTACAGGCTAAACAAGCGTTACAAGCTAGACAAGAAGAATCAGGAGCTAAGTTAGGTTTAGATTTAGCACATAAACGTGCGCTTTTACAACAACCTAAGAAAACGGAGAAATAATGGATTTAGCAACACTTAATATTATGGAGTCTTTACGGGATAAGCTCCGTACAGATATGAATAATTTCACTGACGATTTGGCTAATGGTCAGTGCACTAGCTTTGAGCAGTACAAAGAACTTTGCGGGGTGATTCGAGGTCTAGCCTTCGCAGAGCGTCATTTAATAGACCTCGCTGAAAACCTAGAAAGAGCCGACAATGAGTGAAATACTTGATTTACCGGAAAAAGAATTGGTCTTGCCGCCGGGAGTAAAACCCCCAAAAATAGACCATGAGTATGAAAATGCTGAACAGAAAGCCCAGTCAATACCTGACCCTAAAGGTTGGCGTATTCTTTGCGCTTTGGTTGAAGCAGGCGATACGTTCGATAGTGGTATTTTAAAGTCTGAGCAAACAGTCAAGATTGAGGAAATTACTTCCCCTGTTTTGTTTGTTGTAAAGATGGGACCAGATGCCTATAACGATACGGATAAGTTTCCTGATGGTCCGTGGTGTAAGGTTGGCGACTTTGTAATAACACGCCCATATACCGGAACACGCATCATGATTCACGGTAAGGAGTTTCGCTTGATTAACGACGATCAAGTTGAAGCAACAGTTGAAGACCCACGTGGCATTAGACGAGCTTAATAGGAGAAACATATGACAGAGAACGATGAATTTAAGTTTCCTCATGAACTTGAGGAAGACAACGACGTAAACATTGATATTTCCAATGAAACGGACGTTGAGATTGAAATTGAAGATGATACCCCTGAAAGAGATAGGAGAGCGGTACCCCTTGATCGTGAGGTAGAAGACCCTACTGATGAGGAGATTGAGTCTTACGGCAATAAAGCACAAAGCCGTATTAAGCAATTAACTCATGCACGGCACGATGAAAGACGTGCTAAAGAGGCAATTTCTCGTGAAAAGGCAGAGCTAGAGAACATGACTCGGGCTATCATGGAGGAAAACCGTAGGCTTAAGGAGTATGTCAATTCTGGGCAAGCTAGTTATGCTGAGAATTTACAGGCTAGAGCTGAAGCAGATATGGAGATGGCACGCCGTAAATACAAGGAAGCACAGGAAAGTTATGATTCCGACGCTATGCTTGATGCGCAGGAAAATTTGACAGAAGCTAAGATGAAACTCGAAGCTGCAAAAAATTTTAGACCAACCCCTTTACAAACCGAAGAAAATGCTGTACAAATACAATCATCGGTACCGGAAGCACCACGACTCGACGAAAAAACCTTGCGCTGGCAAGCAAAAAACCAGTGGTTTGGGTCCGCCGGATACGAAGAAGTTACGGCCTTTGCACTAGGGCTGCACCAAAAACTAGTTGCCACCGGGGTAGACCCCCGCTCTGATGGATACTTCGATCAAGTAGATGGTCGCTTAAAGCAGGTGTTTCCTGAGATGTTTGGGAACTCTGATAGAAGTTCTAAACCCGCTGAGTCAAGCAAAAAACCGGCAACGGTTGTTGCATCGGCTTCTCGATCTTCGGGGGCTAAAAAAGTGATTAAATTAACAGCTACGCAAGCACGCTTAGCGGAGAAGTATGGTTTAACACACAGACAATATGCAGATGAAGTACTTAAATTGGAGAGAGCAAATGGCTAATACTAGAACACCTCGGGAGTTAGAAACCCGCGAAAAAACACAAACTCGTTATGTTTATAAACCAGCGAGTACTTTACCGGAACCGGCACCGGACCCAGATTATGACTTCCATTGGATGGCTATAACTGTTAACGGGCAGGAGAATTCATCTAACATATCGCAAAAGCGACGTGATGGTTGGGTACCAGTAAAGGCAGTAGATTACCCTGAATTAGAAATAGACCCTAACAAGAATGGCGAAGTTGAAAATGGTGGTTTGCTTTTATGCAAAATACCAAAAGAAATGAACCAAGCTCGTAGAGACTATTTTCATAAAAAGGCACAAAACCAGATGGATTCTGTGGACAATAGTTTTTTGAAACAGAGTAACCCAGATATGCCTTTATTTGCTGAGCGTAAAAGCACAACAACTAGAGGACGTGGTTTTGGTGGTGGTGAAAAATGATTTTTAACTTTTAATGGAGATTTAAATGGCAGCTTATCCTGTTGTTTCAGGCCCGTATGGGTTTAAGCCCGTTAATCTTATCGGTGGTCAGGTTTTTTCTGGGTCGACTCGCAATTTGCCGATTCAGTACAACTATGGCACCGCTATTTATTACGGCGATTTTGTAAAATTAACAGCTGGTTATGTAGAAATCCTAGCTAACACTATTTCCAGTAACGTGGCAGTAGGTGTTTTCTTGGGTTGTTACTATACCAATCCTACAACTAAAAACCGTCAGTTTTCGCAATACTATCCCGGCAATATAACAGCTGGCGATATTACTGCAATTATTTGTGACGACCCAGACACCGTATTTAGGGTAGCAGTAACTACTACCGCAGGTGGTTCTACAATTGGCTCAGCTTCGTCAATTCTTGTTGGTCAAAACATGGCTGGTAACACAGCTACAGGTAACGCTACTTCTGGTAATTCTAACGGCGCTGTAGTTGGTGCATCTAGTTCTACTGGTAATTTCCGTGTAATGAACTTAGTTCCTGACACACAAATTAGCCTATCAAGTACTTATGTATCCGGTGGGGCTGCCGCAGCAACTTCTGTTGTTGTGTCTGGCTTACCTGTTGGTGCATTCTTGCCAATCGGTACCGATGTGTTTAACTTAGTTAATGGTCAGTTGCAGTTTACTGGCGCTACACTAAGTGCTGCATCAACTGTTACAACAACCGGAAACACAACTTTAACTGTTACTGCTATTACAACGCAAGTAGCTGGCACTGTTGCGTTAGTTGAAACCCCAGAGGTACTCGTTAAGATTACTTTTGGTGCTCACCGCTACTACGTAGCTTAACCCTAGGAGATATTTAAATGGCTATTTCACGTGCACAACTATTGAAAGAGTTGCTCCCGGGCTTGAACGCTTTGTTCGGTTTAGAATATAAGCGGTATGGAGAGCAACACAAAGAAATCTACGAAACAGAGAAATCTGAGCGTAGCTTTGAAGAAGAAACAAAACTGTCTGGTTTCTCAGCCGCTCCTGTTAAAAACGAAGGCTCTGCCATCGCTTATGACAATGCGCAGGAAGCTTTCACAGCTCGTTACAACCACGAAACAATCGCTTTAGGTTTCTCAGTAACTGAAGAAGCAATCGAAGATAACCTCTACGACGCTTTATCAGGACGCTACACTAAAGCATTAGCTCGTGCTATGGCTTACACCAAACAGGTTAAAGCTGCTGCTGTATTAAACAACGGATTCTCCTCCGCTTATCCCGGTGGTGATGGTGTTGCTTTATTTAGCACTTCTCACCCATTGGTTAACGGCAGTACTAACAGCAACACTTTCACTACTCCTGCTGACTTGAATGAGACTTCTTTAGAAGCCGCTGTTATTCAAATCGCTGCTTGGACTGATGAGCGTGGTCTGTTAATTGCTGCAATGCCACGTAAGTTGATTATTCCGCCAGCATTACAGTTCGTTGCTACTCGTTTATTAGAAACTAACCTCCGTGTTGGTACTACTGATAACGACATCAATGCATTGAAGAACAACGGTTCTATCCCAGAGGGTTATACAATCAATAACTATCTAACAGATACAAACGCTTGGTTTTTATGCACCGATGTACCTAACGGTATGAAGCATTTTGAACGTATGCCTTTGTCTAACAACATGGACGGCGACTTCGATACAGGTAACGTACGTTACAAGTCTCGTGAGCGTTATTCATTCGGTTGGTCAGACCCACTAGGAATGTTCGCTTCACCCGGAGCCTAAGAAAAAGGGGAGATAAAACTCCCTTTTTTTTATTTTTTGTAGTATGATTAGTTATCTGGGTAATTCCAGCTTATTAAACTGCCCCAGCAGACGATATACCGATTAATAGGCTTAACTTGTATATAGGAGAATCCTCATGGGTTTCGCTTCGCACTTAGGTCCTTGGCTATTAGGTACCGTTAAAAACACAACTGGCACAACTGCTGGAACACTACGCAATATGGGCAACACTATAGTGTCTCAGTCTGTTGCGGTTCTTTACACAGACATTACTGCTGGAACATACGCATTTACAATACCAGCTGGTTCACAAATTTTATCTGCTTCGTTTAATACGACTGTCGCTTACGCAACTACTACACCTACATACGCTTTACTTGTAAACGGTACAGCTATTAACACCGCAGCTAACGGTAGCGTATTTACTAACACAGGTATTGTTAACTTGTTGCTTGGTAATAACAACGCAGCTGGCGCAGTGCTTTGTTCTAACGTAG